AACACTCGGATCAAATAACACTGCTCTGTTTGCTTTTGCCTCAACTGTTTTACCTTTAAAATAAGTAGGACCATTATTATTATTTATATAAAACAAACATCCTTTGTGTTTAAACGGATAGTCACTGTGATATTCGTTTTTTTCTCTTTTATGCACTGGACAATAGTTATTTGCTTTTATTCTTATAATACTCTTACACTCTAGTTTATTAATTACTGGGAGCCACATGTTAAACCAATCACTAACAACACCAGGTTCTCTATAAAAAGTATGTGTAAAATAAAATTTATTGTCAGGATCTCTTGTCATAAAATCATTATAATACCAAGGAAAATTACTTCCTAAGATAATATTTTTAATATTATTAAATTTTTCTTTTTCTAAAAAATTATCTATTACTTGAATGGCCATCCTAAACTCCATATAACTAAACTGTTTCTTTCTCCACTTTTAACAGGACAAACTCTATGCCATACAAAAGAAGGAAATACAACTAAAGAACCTTTAGGTAATATTTCTTTACATTTAACAATTTGTTTCTTTTTATGTGGATCTTTATTTCTAAAATCAAATTCTAATTCTCCACCCTTATATTCTTTTGAATCAGATAAGCTAACTGTAACAGATAATTTTCTTACTTTATTATTTTTTGGATTTTGTGGATCATCGGGATATAGATATGGTTCATCCCAACTATCACAATGCCAGTCATAATATTGACCTTTTTCATATTTTGTAAATTGACATGTTTCAGACCAGTCCCATTGAAAATTCCAACCTGCATTTCTATTTGCTTGATTAATGTAGGGTTGAATTTCTTTATAAATCCATTGGTCTTCCATCCAAACTATATTTGAATTTCTTTTCTTTTTTAAATCTTTAATTTGTTTTTTATTTAATTTTTTAGGGTCGTCACCTAACCCACCTGTTAAAGCCGTTTGATCTTTTAATTGATGTCCATATTTTACAATATCATCACAAATACGTGAAGGTATGGCTGATTGAAAATACCAATAATGATTTCTTAAGTTCATATATCTTTATATAAAAGATATAACATTTAACAAAAAATTGTCAATGTCGAGTTAGATTTCTAAAGTTCCACTTACTGTGAATGTTGCTATTTTTGTACTACCTGGTGCACATGCTATGGTGTTCGTACAAGGTGCGATTGTAGCACAAATAGAATTTGGATATCTTAAAAGAACTACACCAGATCCACCAGATCCAACTTTAGGAGCACTTGTAGGTGCAGATTCACCGTTTCCTCCACCGCCACCACCTCGGTTTGTGGTTCCATTATTAGGTCCGCTTGCATTACCTGGTCCAGTTCCTGGAACTCCAGCTCCACCAGTTCCGCAAGGGCTACCTCCCCCTGCTGATCCAGGATTGTAAGCTCCACCTCCTCCACCTCCAGCGTAAGCTAAAGATGAACCTGAAATTGAATTCGATATACCGGCTCCGCCTGCTGCACCAGCACTACCCGGTCCTCCTGTAGAAGATGATCCGACCGCTCCTCGGCCTCCGCCGCCCGACGCTGCAAAACCTCCAGCACCTCCGCCACCATTATTTCCTTGTGGTCCTCCAGCACACGCTGCTATTGGAGGAGTATTTCCAGAACCTCCGGTTCCTTGGTGTGTTCCACCTGATCCAGATCCTCCTGGAGAGGTAGGAGAAGGTCCAGGTCCATGTCCTCCTCTAGTCGCTGTTTTAGAAAGTGGTGCAAGTGCGCCCGCTTGTGTAACAATTGTTGTGTCAGTTCCTAATCCGGCTGTGCCACCAGCTCCAATTGTAATGTCATAAACTCCTGAATCTAAGGCTAGTCCTGCTGCACAAGAATTACAATATGAAAATAATAACCCTCCAGCGCCGCCTCCGCCGCCGATTCCTCCTCTTCCTGATCCCCCTCCAGCAACCATTAAATAGTCTGCTGTAAATGGGTTAGGTGCTAAGCCACCACCACCGGATCCAAATCCTAAGATTTGAAAACCAAAATTTTTTCCTCTTGATTTATTTGTTTTTGAACTTTTGCCTCCACTGCCACCTTGGAGAACATTTATTTTATGGTCTCTCATATTCTATTCCTTATGCGTCGTTAGCAGCGTCTGTAGTAAAGAATAATTTAATTCCAAGTAATCTTGCATCAGCATTTAGGGAGTCATCTGACACATCTCTAGTTATTTGAAAGAAAACATACTCATCTGTACTAGGTGAACCAGCTATCGTAACTGCTCCACTTTCTGCTGTAATATCTAAATCATTTGATGTACCGCTGTGTGCTTTTGCTGTAGGTGCAACTGCTGTTCCAAAAGCAGTATTTAAATCACCACTATCTGCTAAAGCAACACCCGCTAAATCCCAAGACACAGTTCCTGTGTCTGTTGAAGTAGCTGTAAAAAATGCTTGAAAAGTTACTGTGCCTTCGTTCCAAGATTTAGGAAAAGCAACTGCAAATTGAGCACTTTCATCAGTGTCTTTGTCAAAATCTAAAACTTTTAATTCTGGTCCGTTTCCTAATTCTACTTGCGCAGCCTCTGCACCATTTGTAGTATTACCATACATTGCAACTGCTGGAATCCATATAGTTTCTTTTCCTGCAACTTTTACTGCAGATCCACCAGCTTGAACAACACCGTTTCCATTTGGTGCAAGATTAATATTTCCATCTGCTCCATCTGTTATTGTAATTGTTCCTGAGTTAGTTCCTGAGTTTGTATCTAATATTAAATCATGTGCCCCACTAGTAGTAAGGGTAGCGTTTGCTGCTCCTGTTCCAATTCTAGTTTCTCCAGAACCTTTTGGTTTAATGTGGATATCAACATTAGTTTCTCCACTAGCACCTAAGATTGGTGGATTACCAGTTGCAGCATTAGTTACTTCTAATTCATTAACTGCTGAGGCTGTTGTTTGAAATATAATTTGTTCTGCTCCATTTGCATCCGCAATAAAACCTGCATCTGCAATTTTAGGAGCTGTTAAAGTTTTGTTTGTTAAAGTCTGTGTTCCAGTAAGTGTTACATCACCTGAACCAAAACCCATATCTATAATATCTGGATTTACACCATCGTTTGCAGAAGCAAATACAATTTTAGTTGTTGCAGGTGCTACCGCTACACTGTCACCTGATCCTGAAACATATTTAAATGTTACGTTTTGTGATCCACTTGTAGAATTTTTTAAGAAATAAAAAGTTTGAACATCAATAGGTATAGTTACATTTCTTCCTGAAGTTAACGATCCTGTAAATTCTATCATTCTGTGTGCAAGAGTTGCACCAGTTGATCCATCAGATACAGATAAATCTGTATCTCCTGAATCGGAGACAGCTTGTTGTGTAAACCCACCAGATATTTGTTCTACTATCTGTAAATTAGTATTAGTTTTTGTTCCCCATGTACCGGCGTTTTCACCAGTTGCCTGAAGTTCTATACCCAAAGGGCTGAATGTTGATGCCATAAATTATCTCCTATGCGACGTCACTATATGTTATATTTGATCCTGTTGCAACATCAGAATACGAAATATTTGATCCAGTGTCAACGTCTGAATATGCTTGTATTCCAAAGCCAGTTGAAGTTCCAAATCCAGCTACAGAAGCAGTTGCCGATTGACCTGATATACCTAAAACTAAATCAGCAACAGTAACTGATCCAACTGCTGAAGTTACTGATTGACCTGTTAAACCTTGAACAATGGCTAAAGGATCTATTGATCCAACAGACACAGTTGCTTGTTGACCTGATAAATTTACTACAGGACTTGATCCGATAGTAACACCACCAACATTTGAAGTTGCAGAAACTCCTGTTAATCCCATTACATCGGCAGGAGATAAAGAACCAACAGCTGGAGTTACTGCTTGACCAGCTAAACCAACAACCTGTTCTGTGGGATCTATAGATCCAACAGATAAAGTTGCAGAAACTCCTGTTAATGTAAACGTAGCACTAATTACATGTGAAACAGATCCAACTCCTGATGTAGATGAAACTCCTGTTAATCCCATTACATCGGCCACTGCTAATGAGAATATACCCCATCCTTGACCTCGTCCCCACGTAGCATCGTTCCAAGCATTTGCAGAAACATTAGACTGTATTGCATCAGGAGCAGTTAATTCAACTGATAATCCTGATTGACCC